ACAAAATAAGGCTCGTCACGTTTGGGCGTCCCAACGTGATGTGGAGGGCAAAGGCTCCTTCAGGACTTGGCTGCAATGTTTCGGTAGTGAGCGGTTCCGACATAGTGGCAGTCATTCCACGTTTACTCACGGCTTCCCCTGACCAGGACATAATTTACTGCGGGAACGATGACAAAGACTATCTGAACCCTCCAAAGGAGTTCAGAGATCAGGATCGAAGATCACATCTGAAAGAGCTGATAAGTGATCACATGATGGGTACTAGCTACAAGCCACGAGTTGAAAACTTAGACCTGGAGAACTTATGCGTTATTTGATCTGCATCACCCTTATAGCTATGAGCAGTTGCACAGTCACCGAAGACATGATCGCAAACAAATCTCTATATTGCAGCGAGGTGTACGTTGCGACCCGATCTATTGCCAGGGCTGCAGGAAACGCTGTTTTAGGAACGCAATCGATCCCAGATGTTTGCAAGACGATCGATGAGGTGGTCGAAGCTGACACTGCTGACAAAAGTGATCAGGAATCTTGAGGTATTAGTCAGGCTCTGGATGTTTATTAAATGAAGGGATTGCTGAAAGCACTTGCTCCGACTTTGGTGAATGTTGCCACGACAGCAAATCCTCTTGCTGGAATGGCTGTCAAGATGGCAGCAAACAAGTTAGGAATTCCAGCAGATAGTACGCTTGAGGATGTAGAGAAACACGTTGAGGCTCATCCAGAGAAGGCAGAGCTGTTAAATAATACAGAGATAGAGCTGCAACGGTTGCAGAGCAATGTGGAGCTTTACAAGACAGAGGTTGACGATAGGAAGAACGCAAGAGAGCACTTTGCAACAGATTGGACTCCTAAAGTTTTTGCAATCATTACGTTGCTCTCATTTGTTGCGTATAGCTTTCTCGTCACAATGACCCCAGATCACGATGCTGGAATCGTGAACCTAGTCATCGGCTATATGGGAGGGCTATTGTCTGGGATAAGCGCGTTTTTCTTTTCTAGCGGTAGTGAAAACAACGGGAAAAATAGAAAGTCATGAGCAGAACTGATCCACAGTTTGGCGAGGAAACCAATCAGATTGATGGGGTGATTGATGTCTTTGGCAGTAGCTCTGATTTCATTGGTGACTTGGATGACATCATAAACGGTAGAAACTTGGTCAATGACATCATCAATGCCGATCTTGTCGATATTAACGTCGATGGATCACTGAACTTTGATCCTGGCTCTGGAATGTCCCTAGCGGATCAGATCGAGCAGGAAACGACAAAGCTAGTTGCGGACAATGCTTTGGCGCAGATGGAAGAGGAATTAAATGCTGAGGTTGCAGAGATACAGTCAAACACTGTTCTGTCTGATCAGGAGAAGAAGGTCAGGATAGCTCAGTTAGCAGACGATTGGCTTGTCGAGACTGGTGCTCCTAATGATGTCAAAGCTGAGGTCATGACATCAGTTTGGAGCGAGTTAGGTGAAGAAGTAAATTTGTCAGCCGAAGGCTATGAGAAATTACCTTACGATGGTGCATCGAGTCCCTATGGAGTTCGAGAAGATGAAGGTGGTTTGATTGACCTTAATGTAGTCACCACCAATCAAGAAGCAGGAGGTGGTGGAGCCTCATCCTCGACAACGGTTGATGCTAGTGGAATCCCTGCAGCCGGAGGAGGGGGTTCTGTAACTACAACGAACCAGGCTGATGCAGCATCTTCAGCAGCTACTGCAGCGGCAACAGCGACAGCCAATGACCCTAATGCAGCAGAAGCTGCAGCAATTGTTGATGCAGCTATGGGCAATGCAGGAAGTTCAGACCAAAGTGCTGGTGGCGATGTCAGAGATGTTGGTGCGGAACCTGAGCTAAGAGACACCTATATGGATGAAGATGGAACTGTCTGGATGAACACAGGGCCAGCATTTCCAACTGGTGGCGTATTCAATGACGAATACAACGTCTGGCGAACATACAATCCTTCACCTGAAGTCATTGCACAGTATGAAGCAGATACTGGGGAAACTTACGATCCGAATGGCAGGACTGTAATTACTTTCCAATATCCGAGAGGGCAGTGGCCTAACACTGGAACGTCAACAGGAAATGAGTCTGGCGATCCAAACAATGACCCAAATGCAGGGACAGGAAACCAGAACAACCAGAACAACCAGAACAACCAAAACAACCAGAATAACCAGAATAACCAGAACAATCAGGATGGTGATGGTCTGCTTGAAAATGCAGCAGCAATATTAGGTGGTTTGTCTGCTGCAGTGTTGAACAATGCCGATCCGTATGATGTCACAGTTGATACCAGCACCACCAACACCACCAACACCAACAACACCAACAACACCAACAACACCAACAACACTAACAACACAGATGGCACAGGTAGCACAAACACTGTAACAACTTTGGGAGATTGTCCAGCAGGTCAAAAACGCTCACCGTTTTCGGGAGAATGTGTGCCTGACTACTCAAACACAGATTTCACGAAAAAAACGTGTCCACCAGGTACAAGGTTAGAAGGTCAAACCATTGCATCAAATGGAGACTGTGATCCTGGTGATGGTGATGGTGACGGTGTTTGCGGAGCTGGTACGCAATTGGCTGGACAACTGACTCCTGCAGATGGAGAGTGCAACCCCAACTGTGGGCCAGGAACTGAGCTTGAGGGACAACTAAAACCCGCAGACGGTGATTGCAATCCAGGTGATGGAGATGATGTCTGCGCAGCAGGAACCAAACTTGCTGGTCAGTTAGTGCCAGCAGATGGGAATTGTAATCCTGGCCCTGGTGGTGGCGGTTTCTGTCCGACAGGAACAATTCTAGCAGGACAAGCAATTCCAGCAGATGGTAACTGCAACCCTAGCTCTGGAGAAGGGCCAGGGACTGATCCAGGCACTGGTGGTACTGGGGGGGGTTCCGGTGGGACTGGTGATGTCTACAACTTATTTATGCAAACAGCCAGGACACCTGCAGCACTTTCTGTCTTGGAAAATCGCGGTCTTGATTACGAGCTGACACCTCTACTTTCACGGGTGCTGAATATATGACTTATTTAGATTTGATAAATGCTGTCCTGAGAAGACTGCGAGAAACGGTTGTCACAACTGCCTCAGAGACTGATTACAGTGCTCTCGTCGGTGAGCTGGTTAACGATGCCAAGAAGACTGTTGAGAACTCTCATGAGTGGACTTCACAACGATCGACAGTCAGCTTTCCCACTGTTGTAGATCAGGCTCGATACAGCCTCACAGGGGCTAAGATCAACTCCCTGGTCAAAAGGGGTATGAATGACACGACCAATAAGTACCTCACCCAGAGAAACGCTATCTGGTACGAGGAGAAGACTATTTTGGCAACAGCAAGCACTGGATCGCCAAGTGACTTCATCATCGATGGTGTCGATTCAGATGGTTTGCTTAGGGTTTCTGTCTATCCCACTCCTAATGCGATTGAGACGCTAAAGTTTGTCTGTGTCATACCTCAAGCAGCTCTGGAGGCTGATGCCACTCAGTTGTTAGTACCAGACAACCCAGTAGTCCAGTTGGCTTATGCAATGGCTCTGAGGGAGCGTGGAGAGACTGGTGGGCAATCTGCTGCAGAGCAGTTCGTTGTTGCTCAGGGTGCTTTGGCTGATGCGATTGCGATGGATGCGTCCAGACAGCCAGGGGAGCTTGATTTCTTTAGGTTGTAACTATGGCTCAACAACTACAGAACATAACAATTGCAGCTCCTGGCTTTGGTGGCATTAACACCCAAGACAGCCCTCTGATGCAGTCTCAGGCTTTTGCAGCAATTGCTGACAATGCCGTGATTGACAAGCAGGGCAGGATTGCTGCTAGAAAGGGCTACAGCATGACCTCGACGAACGGATCGTCTGTTCTAGGGTCAAGTGCTGGGATCGAACACGTTTCCGAATTTGTGCAGCAAGATGGGACAAAGGTTGTCTTCACTGCTGGTAATAACAAGATTTTCACCGGAACCACTACTCTGACAGACACGACTCCTGGCTCATATACCATCACGGCAAACAACTGGTCATCTGCAACTTTGAACGATGATCACTACCTGTTTCAAAGAGGTCATGAGCCTTTGGTCTATGATGCTGGAACCAGTGCTCTGACTAAGATCACTGCTCATGCCAGTGCTGCAGGGACACCACCAAGTGCTCACATCGTTCTGGGTGCTTACGGCAGGTTGTGGGCTGCTGATACCTCTAGTAACAAGAAAACCATTTACTGGAGCAACTTGCTCAATGGTGTCGATTGGTCAACTGGTTCTGCTGGTAGTCTCGATCTAACCAATGTCTGGCCCTCTGGCTATGACGTAATCACTGCTCTGATGGCTCATAACAATCTGCTCATCATATTTGGTCAGCAGAATATATTGATTTATGAAGGTGCTGACGATCCCGCAAATATGACTCTGGCTGATGTCATCAGCAATATTGGTGCAATCAACCGTGATGCGGTAGTCAACACTGGTAAGGATGTGATCTTTACCGATTTCTCTGGTGTTCGAAGCTTAGGTCGAACGATCCAAGAGAAATCTGCTCCGATTGGAGACATCAGCAGGAACGTCAACTTCGACATCAAGGCATTCATTGCCAGTGATGGTGACAATCTCAAGATGGTCTTCGATCCGAACAATGCTTTTATTTTGTGTGTGTTCACTGGTGTCAGTGGTTTATTTGTCTTCGACACAAGATTTCCGCTTGAAGATGGCAGTTTCCGAGCTACAACCTGGAGTGGGATCGAGCCTCTTTCGATGTACCTCTTCGATGACGAGGAGTTGTACTTTGGGGTCGAAGATGGTTTGGCAAAGTATGACACTCAACAAGACAACGGAAATTCGTACACGATGAGCTATTTCAGTCATCCGCTCGATTTCGGTGACAGCTCCAGGCTGAAGTTTTTGAAGAAGATTAATCTAACGACATTCAATGGCTCTGATGCCAGGGTGTCTTTGCAGTATGGATACGACTATTCAGCAGACTACACGAAGAGAGCATTCTCTCTGCCTGCTATTAACGCTGCTCAATACAATATCAGCGAGTACAACACGACAGCAGAGTACAGCTCCAGTTCGGTTTTGATTAACACGCAGAGAATTAATGCCAGTGGGTCTGGGACTGTCGTGCAGATTGGTTTGGAAACAACCGTGAATGGGAAAGAAATTGCAATCCAGCAGCTCAATGTTCAGAGCTTAGTTGGAAGGATGATATAGGAGATAGGTAGTGAGCAATTACACTAAAGCAACCAATTTCACTTCAAAAGATAGCCTGACATCCGGCAACGCTTTGAAGGTTGTGAAGGGGTCTGAGATCGATGCTGAGTTCGATCTGATCGAGACTGCAGTGAACAGCAAGAGCAACACAGCATCTCCGACATTCACAGGCACTGTGACAGTTGCGAATCTGACTGTAACTGGCACGACAACAGTGACAACGATTGACGGAGGGACTTACTAATGGCTCACAATCCGTTCCACACTTTCATAAGTAATCCCACAAACCTAGCTGGCTTGGCTCAAGTCGGCTTGGGTAATGTTGCGATCAATAGGCTAGAGAACTTGGGTGATGATGCTCTGACTCGAAGCAACAATCTGATTAGCAACGTCAAGGAGACTGGCAAATTCAATCCTTTCACGGTTACTGCTGGCCCTGGTTCTGTAAGTTTCGATAAGTTTGGTGGTGCTACATACACCACTGATCCCTCACTGGCTAACTTCCAGACCAATCTGACCAATAATGCCCAGGCTGCTTATAACGCCATATTTAAGCCGAAAGTCGATCCGGTCACTGGTGAAATTACTATTGATCAAGGAGCAAATCGTCAAGGATTCGTCAACGCAATAACTGGAACCACGGACATCAAAGGCAACTTGCTCAATGAGGGTGGTTTGAGTGAGCGTGAGCAGTTAGTCAGAGACCTTGTTGGAAGCAATGTCAGCCTCACTGACCCATTTACTTCTGCAGGTATAGCTTCCAGAGAGTCAGATATTTTCGACCGTCTGCAAGCCCTTAGAGAGCCTGGTAATGAAGAGGCTAGGGTGAACCTTGATCAGCAGTTATTTGCTCAGGGCAGGGGTGGTCTTAGAACCGCACAATACGGAGGATCACCAGAAGAGCTTGCTTTGCAGAGAGCGATCCAGGAGCAACGTAGTGCTGATGCAGTGACTGCTATTACTCAAGCAAGGCAAGAGGCTATGGACTTGTCTAATCAGCGTCTCGCAGGACTACAGGAAGCCAGAGCGGGTGCTCAGTTGCTTTCAGATCAGGTTCTTGGTGGGTACGGTGCTCAATTTGATGAAGCAAATATCGGCACTGCAGCAACCTCCAGAATGCTACAGGATGCGTTCTTGCCAGCGACTACATTAGCCGATCTTGCAACTCCAGGGTTGCAGGCGAGTGATATAGCTACAACTGCGAATCGTCAGCTTGCTGGTTTTGAAAGAGACGCTGGTATTGCTGCACTGAATTATGACTTAGGCACAGAGCAGAGTGCTGGCAATCTTAGACTTGCCCAGGCAGAAGCTTTGATCAATCTGTTGCTAGGTCAGCAAAACAATTCACAGTCGAGCGGAATGTCGATCAACGACTATCTTGAAATGATGGGAATCGACTAGGAGAAAATTCATGGCTGGAAAAATATCAGATTTACTCATTGGTGGTGATCTTATTGATCAGCAGTTGACTGAATTTCTCGATCCTGGACTTAAAACCCAAAATGAGATCGCAAGAAGAACCTCAGCAATGTTGACTGGTGTTGCACCAGAAAGCCCAGGAGCACCGACTGCACAGATGGCTGCAAGGCTTACTGCTCAAGGTTTTGAAAACTTGCGGAGAGGGCTGGCTGAACAGAACCCTGGACGCTTTGCAAATGAGGCTGAGTTGTTCCAACAGCAAGTGCAGGGTCTCAATCTAAACGATCCTGCTGGTCGTGCTGCTGCAGTAGCTGCTGCTCGAAGGATCAATCCTGCAAGAGCTATGCAGCTTGCTCAGGCCTTCCAAGCACAGGACGTTGCTTCCCAGCAAGCAATAGGAAATCGGTTTGCTGTGCAGAATAAAACCTACAGTGATGGCAGTATTTTTAATCAAACAGCAACTGGTCAACAGGTTTTGATAACCCCAGAGGGAACATTTACAGACCCGAGGGAGATTGCTATTCGTAGGCGAGCTATCGAGGAAAACGAAGCGCAAACGCAAGCTCAACAGACAGTTGACGCTGCTCAGTTATTAGCAGAGCAAGAGATGGTCAATAACCAGATAACCGAAGCCCTAACTAAGCAAAACCAAGTTGATGACCGTCTTCAGGTTTATAACCAGATACTTGCAGTGTTAGACGATGAAAATGCAAATCCGAGCGCATTACAGAGCTTGTTCCCATCATTTTTGAGGAGTAATGCGACCAATCAGTTCTATGCGCTTACTAATGCGTTAGGACTCAATGTCATTGCTGGCACAACCTTCGGTGCTTTGAGTGAGAGTGAATTGCGGTTTGCATTGCAGACAGCAGTTCCTGTGCTGGATGGTAGAGATGCTTACGAAGACTACTTCATGCGCAAGAGAGAAGTTGAACAGAAGCTGCTGAATGAGTTGATCAACTATCAAAATTATTTACAGGGCGAGGGAAGACCAACAAGTCTTGGCGCATTTAGAACAATGACAGAAAGGCAGGCTGATTTCACATCAAGGGCAAACCCTGATCAAAGAATCGAAATTCCTGAAGAATATCTGAATGTAGCATCAAACCCTGCTAACACTGGCATATTGAGCAGCCCAGAGGAACAAGCGGCATTTGACGAATACAAGGCTAGTTTACCGAGGCAAAACTAATGAGCGGGATCGACAGAGCCACTGCAAGACAGAACATCATTGAAAAACAGCAAATTCTATTTCGAGATAAACCAGAAAACTGGGAGCTTGAATTTGCAACATTAGAAACTGCTCTTCAATCGATAGAAGCGGAAATTCCAAAGACAGAAGACCCTGGCTTGTCTATTAACAATCTGGGTCGTGCCGCATTGAATAGGTTGCCAACCAGCTTTGCCAGAGCTGCAGATGCTGTCGGTGACTTGGCAAATTTCGTTGTTGGGCCGAAGGAGCAGGTCGATGCACAGGGCTACGCTTTGCGTGACCCTATAACAAACAGACCTCTGCCACCTCAGCGACGATTCGATTTCGGTCTTGAGGAGAAGGTCGGAGAGTTTGGTCTGCCCACCAGTATTGATTTACTCGGTTAGCAGAATGCAAATATTGCGCTTGGCATTGACTTATCAATGGACAATGCAGTTCTGGCATTTCCTGTTGGCAAAGGCATCAATATGAGTGCAGCGACACTTGCAAAGCTCCCTGGGACTAAACGACTCACTGATCCGTTCAGGCATTTCGAC